GTCCACCTTGGTGATATACGGCCGATTTTTGAGAAATGCCTCAAGAATGGTCAGATCACTGGTGGTACTCCGGTAGGTGCTGGTAATCAAGCTGTGTTGGGCAATGGGCAGAATAAGCGTGTCCGGGATCTCTGTGCCCATCGTCAGGGTCAGAATGTCATCCACTGCTTTGTTGAGGTCAAGCAGGATCTCTTCTGCGGTTTTGGTGGCAAAAGTAACATGACCGTCACGTGTGGTCACGGTTCCTTTGGTCACATTGGCCGCATAAAGCATTCCGATCAGCCCACCATTCTCACCATCATTGGATCGTGCTGACCATGCGATTGTATTGACTTTCTGCTCCATGGCCCTGCGTGCGGCTGACGCCTTGCGGGTGGGCAGATTCTTGTTAGCCATCGCACTCGCCCGGATTTCCTGTATGTTATACCCAAACGAGTCACCAATGGATTTCACCGCACTGGTAAATTGTTTGCCCTTGACGTCTGCGCGGGGAAGGTCATCCGCATAGCTGGATATGACCTTGGCCATCCCAACTTCGTCATACTGGGTATAGGTGATTGATTCTGCTCCCGGCCCTGCTTCCGTGGATACGGGGATGAGTTGAACAGCCTTGAGTTCCGGGTATTTGACGTCATACGTCTGCGCTTTGATGTGCTCCAACTCACGTGAGAAAAACACGCTTTCGTTGGCATCAAGGTTCACGAATTTCTGAGGCATTTGTGCTCTCCTTGTTGATTGTTATTATTTCATTATAATCGTGTTACAAATACCTATTTACTGCGGCAGATTGATTGACAACACTGCACAAAGTGACGTTGTCCCGCCACGCAGCCACTTCGCGCCGGGGAGAAGAAGACATTTGCCGCTGTCTGACGATTTACCAAACATACCGGGCAACTTGGTACCGTTGGCTACTATGCGAACGTACACAGAATCATCCGTGGTCACGGTTTCTTCCGGAAGTATATAAACAGCACCCTGTGCAAGCACGCTCACAGCGTCATTTATGGCATACTGAACGGTACCATCACTGGCCTGAACCAGATTACCCGGATCAAGGGCGATACCGCGGACATATGCGGCCACGTCAAGACTGGTAATGGTTTCGGAGGAAATGGTCATCGTTCCCGTGATCCCGGCCACACTGGTCACCACTGTTGCCAGATGGGTATTTTTCATGATCAACGTGATGGTGTGTGAGCCAGCAGAATAGGCACAACTGAGGGCATCAGTAATCCCGGCAAGAATCGCTGCCGCATGTGCAGCCATCGTGGTGTCTTTGTTGGTGGCCCACGCCGTGGTGATGACCGTACCGTTGATTGTGGTAACAATACTGCCTGCCGTAAATGTACCGGCATCATCCGTAATGACCACTTGATTGGATACCGGCAACCGGCACTGTTCCTGCTTGCCATACATCTTGACCACTGCGCGGGCAAGTGGAACGGCCACTGCCGCCTGAAGTGATTCAACGACATCGATGCGGCTGTCTGCTTTCATTCCGGGATACCCGGCAACGAAAGTCTGGCTGTAAGAAGTCTGGGACATGCTATCCTCCTGGTTTTTGGTTTTTACACGTTAAAAATTGGTTGCTCGTTTTACCCTCAAAATCCGATTATTGATTACTTGTCCTTGTTAACATTGCCTTCTTTGTATGCATCCTGAAGATTCTTGACCATGTCTATACGCTTCTTTTCGGAACAATCGGCACTGGCTGCTGAATCACCACGTTGCTGCCCCATCTTTGCGCGCTGTTTGGCCATTGAATCATCGGTGCCGTCAACCTTGATTGCTTCCACGGCTGCGTCAAACCGTGCATTGAGGTACTCATCGGATTTTTCATCCAGTTTCGCTTCCGGGAATTTGGACAGTATCACCGCTTTTCTGATTTCGACATCGGACATTCCGTCCAGCTTCTTGATGGTCTCTTCATCCAGTGTGTCATTGGCCACTTTCTCAAGCGCCAGTCTGGCTTTTACTCCAGCGGTAATTGCGGCCGGAATACCATCAACCTTGGTCTGGAGTGCCTTTTGAGCTTCTTTGGCCGTGTCGGCATCGGCGCGCAGCTTTTCCGCACCCTTTTCTGCGGCATCCAGTTTCGTTTTGAGCCCATCAAGCTCAACCTGCTTGGCTGAAAAAGCCACGATTACTTCCTGCGGTGCTTCGTATTCGAGACCATTGTCCAGTCTGACTTTCGGCATAGTATCACTCCTTGTATTGAGGTTTGTTGAATTAATTTCTATATTTTCTTCCCACTCATCACCTTTTACATAAACAGTACCACCGCGCCCACCCATTGTGTGACCATATTTCGATTTTATTCCTTTTGAAGCCAAATGCCCTTGAAATCGTTGAGCATGTTCAAACTTAGAAAATTCAACCTCAACATCCTTGGGTGTTGCTTTTGATATTGACTTGCGCACAGATAAAATTTTTACCCCGGCAGTACTTGGAGCACTTTGTGCAAATTCATTCGCTTCACCCTGAATACTCCCAACAGACACACCACCACCGCCACCTGATGAAAATTCACCATTTGACGGATTATGGTTTGGGTTAAAATCTTCGTGATACTCAACAGCATCATCAGCGTCCATGTTCAACCGGACATCCGCTCCAGCCCTGCCCCGGTCAACAATGGCCACGTGGTTATACCGGATATTCTGCTGAACAAAATCATATTCCTCACCATTATAGTTCCCCGGTTTCTCATCAAGCTCAACCTCATACCCGCATGACAATTCCTGTCTGCCATCCTCAACTGCCTTGACCCCATCCGCTGAGGTAATAGCAACCGGCACCATAACAAACTTGCCGTCAGGTACTACAGTTTCACCAGTGAACCCAATAGACAGTGATTTGGCGGTATCCTTATTGACCAACTTATCCGGTGGATGATTATTGGTCATAGGTACCATTTTGAGACTGTCCAGACTTTCCCGCTTGAACACTTCATCAGGGTGACGCAATTCGCGCCGGAGAGTACCGTCAACATTACGATAGGTATAAACACCTGTACGGGTGACACGTGCGATACCCTTGTAAAATCCTTCAGATGTCTTATACATCCCCAGTAAGGTTCCTGAATCGTATCTGCGGACTGTCTTGGGCATATTTTACCTCATAAAAACGAAAGCCCACCAACCTTTTCAGATTGATGGGCTTCATGGCAACGAGACAGGCAACGGAGAATGGGCCAACAAAGCAACCGGTGTTATACGATATAGAGTATAAGATATTTACTGAACAAAACCAATAAATAAATTATCATAGACATGATAAAATTATCAGTTGCCCTCAACCTTTTTCAGATCATGGGTTGTACTCACTTGGACATTCCCGATCCCGCCTGAATTAAAATTGAGGGTAATGACTACCTTGCCACTAAACCTCTCAGCAATCATTTTAATAATGTACTGAGTTGCTGCTTCAATAAATTCTTTAATTGACATTATCCCTCCAGAAATGTTTGTTTTGGGTCAAGTTCAAACTGAATACCGTTATCGCCTTTTATTGGGTGATCATGTTTTATTTCATCAGAAAATATATTACTGGGAATACCCACCGGAAATGCCTCACAAAAAGTACCTTTGAGATTTTGATAACGATAAATACATCTATCACATTGACCGGGTTTTTTAGTTGTCATATGGCACCTATCATTTTTATTACAAGTTTGCCAATATTTTTTGCCATTGGACGTGGATCTGGATTGTTGGTAAATTCAGACCATCCTTCAGCAATAAATTCATTAAAATTTGTTTTGCCATATATCGAAAGTCCTTTTGATATTTCACGAGCACTTAAACCTTGATAGTATAATGATAGTTCTGAACCTTTCATTTTTCCTTTTAAATATTTATCATAAATAGCATGCCCATATTCATGGTCAACTACTGATTTTATGGTACCGCATTTTACAGGATGATACCCCATTGACTCATTTGCTGATAAAGATTTTGATGATTTTTCAAAATTACGAATAGCACCAATATTAAATACCCCTTGACCCAATGAAGCATAATGCCCTTTTACTCCAGTATATTGAAATACATTTACATTAACATTCAAATTCTCTTTGTACCACGTGGCTCTCTCAGCAACTACTTGTAATGTTTTAATATTACAACCACGACCACCTTTTGACATTCCATGCGTATCTGATAAATATGAACTATTTGCTAATTTTCTTTTCTTTACTAATGCAACAAAATCCACATGATCTTTAATATCTGGGGTTGCAACTTTACTTGTAAATAAAAAATCAGTACTTAATGCACGCAACATAGTTCCTACAGGTAATTTTTCTACATCTTTCTCAACAGGCCCAACAGGTGCTTCACGACCCAGGTCAATATCCTCATACAGTTTATCAAACACAGGTTCAGCCCAGCATCGACATTGATAATCCTGTCCCGGATGTTCCTGCACAGCACTGGATGGACGGGGCACCCATGCCTTACCGTCAAAATAAACAGTTGGATCATCCCAGCGACAGCGTTTGCCGTCCATAATAGCATGAGATGCTCTGACCCGTTCATCCCCGGAGGTGCGCCAGATATACTCCTTTATCCCAATATCGTTCTGGCGCAATTGAGTCAGTTGCCCATTGAGCTTTGATACCTGATCACGTGCTATCAGTCTGGCCCTGGCTTTGGTTGTATTGAATTCATCTTCAATCTGCTGAGCAATTGCCTCATGTCTCAACCCGGATCGAATAGCACGTTGGGCATTGGATTCGATTGTACTGAGTGATTTGTCCTTTATGGATTTTATCAACCCAACGTTTTCTTTACCGAATGAAAGCAGTTGATCCTGAAGCCAAGGCTCATACTGAGCAGCGTTAATACCCATTACTGACTTGATAGATTTCTGCCACTGACCGCTGTTCCACTTACTGGTTTTCTGACCTATATCAAGCGTCACTGTTTGCCAATTCTTGGTGATACGCCGATCTATCCCAAGAGACAATGCCTGCATCATCTGCTCAAGATTATCCGCGTATGAATCAGTCTTGGGGCGGGATTGATCAGCTTCATTTACCAAACCGGGCAACGCTGGGAGAAGAATCTCACGTGCCGCCAAAAGCATTTCATTGACGTATTGTACCAGTATGTTCTGGTATTCACGTTCAATTGACATTGGCTGTAACCAACGGGGAGCACGGCGCAAACGCTTCTTGGGCTTGGCAGCTTTTACAAGCTGTTTACGCTTTTCCAGGCGCACTATTGAATTGGGGTCAAACGCCATATATTACACGATTACTTGGACATTCAAAATGAGGGTAATCCGGGGTTGAGAAATCTGCCCCGCATACCAGACCGATACTGCGGCCAATCTCAGCAACCTGTTTATAATCTGGGATACTGTCTTTGTTGACGTCTGCCTTTAAATCCCATATGGCTTGATTGTCTTTTTGAATGAATATATCAAACGCTTCAGACAATGGTCTTTTATCACTGATCACGTGTTTACTGTTAAGTGTCCACGTGACCTTGCGTTTGTTCTGGATTGCGTTAATTGAGGGCAAGCCCACGTTTTCCCGGAGGTGGTTGACTACATCCAGTGTCCTGCGCCCTTGGGCGTATAATGCCCCGTGTTCATTACAACTCCGGGAAGTACATGACAACCTGATGTCAATACCCTTATCCGCACAGAGTGCCTTGAGTTCAACCCACTTCTTGCGCAGCCAAATTACGCACTGATTGATGTCTCTACTGGCCATAGTTCACCTCACGGTTTTGGGTTTGGTAACGGGTTTCACCTGCGGATTTTTCAATGCCATTTTTTGTGCTTCAAGCTCAAGTTTCTCGGATTCAGATGGCTCTGCCCCGCCACCCAGTTCATCGGCCGGTGTACGGTCTGATATCAGTTCAATCTGCTCGCCATAGGTATCCCCGCCAAACCGGGATAGGGCCACTTCAGCAGGATCCAGCACTGATGAATCAACATAATTCTTATCGGTTTCTGAGTTAATCTTTCTGACCTCTGCCTGCTCTTTTTCCGACAGTTGTTTCAACGGGGTAAACTTGATCTTCCAATCTTTTGGTTCAACACCGCCAAACTTGCCCCGCTTGGACAGAAAGATTAGTTTGGCCAAACGCTCAATGATAGGTTTTTCTTTTGATTCCTGATGAGTATTCACTGTGTTCTGCCAATCCTCAGTGACTCCCTCTCCTTTATTGTTTAATCCTTCCCCCTGATCGCCCTTGAGCAATCGCATCGGGATACCGAAAACTGCGGACACTGCCTCATAAAACTTATCCACGATCTCAGGCAACCCAGTCACTGTACTGGTGTGTTTTTCATATTTTTCACGAGCATCCAACAGTACAGTGTTGATAATATGACGCGATAAATCCATCAACTCAAGACGCTCTTTGACCACGCTTTCCTTGCCTGCCATCATTAGGTCTTGAAGGTTTTCAATGGACAGTGTCCCAAATACAAAATCCTCAACTATGTTTTCCAAACCCCCGTACACATTGCCCAATGAGCGCAATTGTTCATATCCAGCTTGAAGCACTGAGGTGCCCCATCCAGCATTTAAGGATCGCGCCTGTTCTGGTATATCAATACCTTCCAGAACAATACATCGTGATTCATGAACCCTGAATGAATTAATACTGCCCATTGCGCCGCTGGTGGGATAGATACTGTAAAATTGTACCTGTCCATATTTGGCCTGTTTCGGATCACTATACAAATCAGCAGTGGTCCAGCTGACACGATAACGTTCATATGCCCGTAAAAACAATACGTTCCTGATATTTTCTTCATTGACCGGCATTTCAAGATCACCACCGTCATCGATGCCTACAACAATAACAACACCACCATATAACCGATCCCACTTGAGGGCACGTTCGATTTCTTTCATTGCCCCAATTTCCTGAAGCCGGGATAACACCAGCCCTTCCGGATCTCCCTCAATAGTAAATCCCTTGCGAAGCATTTCCGTCACTATCAAGTCAACAACCTTTTTAGCAAAACCATCATCAACGTACAAATCCATCAGTTCCCATTCAGTCATAAATGATTTGGCGCTGAAGGTTGTACTCATCCGCTTATCTTGATTGACCACTCCCATACCAGTAAGCAGATTGTTCCAACCGTCAACCCGTGGAGTATTCCGTGCTGGTCGCTGTGGAATTGATACAACGCTGTCAGTATTCATAATTTTTGTCGCGGGCATAATTACTCCTTACCGGGTAACCAGTTTATGATAGTTGATCGCATCTGGGCCCTCAAGCGTATGTAGCACATACCGTTCCATGTCCTTGGTATGATCGTTTTGCTTTAAGGGTTTATCTTCACCACGCTTCATAGCGTTTTTGTCCCACAAATAAGCCCCATAATCAGTTATGGTATGCTCACATCTTTGACATATCCCGTATTCTCCTCCGGCGAGCAGCCTGGCCTGTGTACGCAATCCATTCAAAACATCGTTATTTGCATCACGTATAACAAATAATCCCTTTTTGCGCAACGATGCCTTGAAAGATGCTGCGCTGGGGTCCACAATGATGGATTCTATGCTGGTATTGCCCAACCACGTGACCATATCATCAGCATACTCAGCATCATCCTTCTGCCTGCCGGCTGCCTGGCTGTCGTAGTAATACTCACGTTCCAACCAGATGTGTGGCCGTAAATCGTAGTTGATACCAAACAACCCGAACACTGTTGGGTTGCCTGTACCATAATCTACACCAACAACATGAGCATTTGCTTTACCGGGGGGAGCAATCAACACATGTTCATCCTCATTGAAAAAGTCATAGACTGCTCCCTCAGCCATGACCCATAAACCCTCAATGAATCGCTTGTACCATAATCCCCGGTATTCTTTCTTGAGATTCTCTTTGAATTTTTTACTGATAAATGGGTTGTCATCAAGTTTGAATTTAAATGATGACATGTCCAACTCATCCTTGCGATCAAGGTATCCTTTTTTCAGATAGTGATATGGATTGTCTGGATTGGTACTGCCAAAAAACTTAGCGTCATCAGGGGACAAACGAGAAAGCAACATAGTGTAAAATGACTCAGGCCATAAAGTCAGTTCATCCCCCAGTGCTCCTCCAGCGGTCATTCCCCGGATTTTTCCCTCAGCCCGTTCATCAGATGCCCCAACAACATGGCAACAACGATCAAAAATCCAACACTCACCTTTCCCCGAAAACCATCTACATGAATCACCTATCAATGTTTGTAGGGGTTTTATGACGTTACGTACAGCACTGGCCTGTGTACGTCCAATGATCAGTAAATCCTCTTTGGGTGCCTCTTTACCAACAAAATTGATCCAGCGATACAACGTGCCCCATGTTTTGGATGAGCGCACGGCACCTTCCCAAATATTAATGCGCTTGTCTGATCGCTGGATAGAATCAACTTGTTTGACAGAGACAGCCATTAATCAACCTGTACAGGTAAAAGCAATGTATCGGTCGCGCCCAGTTTGTAGATGGTATGAATTTTGGGCAGTTTCATAACCCAACTGTATGCCGGGATCTTAATGCGAATAGTATCCCCCGCCGCAGGAACACCGCCATTTTCAAAACGGACTTTTACAACCACTGCTGTACCTGAGTTGTTCCATAGCCATTTGGCCAGATATTTCTTGGTAGTGCCCCATTTGGTACTGATTACAATATTGGTTGTGTCAACGGCGCCATTTACTGCTTTGAGATCATACAGATCAGCCTGTGATCGCGTGGCCTGATCTACTGGTTCTCCTTGGATAGTGACATTGCCTTTAATTACTCCTTCCTGTTCAGCAGCCAATGCTTGTCCGGTAATGAATGCACATATCAGCATTAACAGACACAAAGCGTACAACACTCGCATTTTTGAAAACATATCAGTACTCCTTTGGTTTATGGTGATAGTTTAAGATTTTCGGAAACATGCATAAAATTGCTGCGTAATCGTAATAGCATACCAATAAATCCTGTTGGTGCTGCTTGAGTTACTGTTAACAATACTCTAACTGTATCTTGGTCATAATTGTATATTTTTAAGGTATCAACACCCACTGGAGCATTGGAGGGTATCACAACCCATCCTGAATCTGGATCCTCAGTATAATAAACAGACCCATGATTAATACCAACATCATTAACATAAGCACCCCACCCTATTCCATACCCTAAACCATTTGCTGTATAAAATCTAACAGTATCATTTTGTGCAACTGAATCTTTGTCCAGAGTAATACCCGTATACGACATTGATTTTACGTTTCTGTTATTACCACCTGTATGGGCAGATGAATCAAGATATTGTTTATTAGTGCAATATTGTCCACGTAAAAATGCAAAAGAATGAGTATCTTGCGGACAATTAAGGGTATCCATTTCAGGACCATCACTCACTATACTATCCAACATTCCAATACTACCTCCAAAACCATTTAATGATGATACTATTAGTTTACTACCAGCAACCATGATATATTCCAACCCATCGGCCAACCAGTTCCACCGCGTGATGG